GCTTTGCACCGCCTGTCGCTGCTGGCTCAGCAGAAAGTCTTCGTCGACCGACACGCCCATGTTCGGGTTCGCCTTGTACAGCGCTTTCGGGTCGTTCCACTTATCGTTGTCGTCGATCGTGTAGATCAGGGAGAACAGCTCATCGTTTTCGAGGACGCCGTCAAGCACCTTTTTGGCCTCAGTCTCCTGGTCGTAGCATGGCCCGGCGATGTTGAACCCGGCCGTCGTGATCATCAGCATCAAAGGCTGCTCACGAGACCCCATGCCGGTTTCCATCGTATCGACAAGATCGCTGGTATCGTGCTCGTGGTACTCATCGACGATCGCGCATGAAGGGCTTGACCCATCACCAGGCTTGCCGATTACTGGTTCAAACCGCGAGCCGTCGTCAGGATTGAATAACGACTTCGCCATCACCTCCGCGCCTAGGGCCTCGCGCAGTTCAGGCGTGCGCTCGAGCATCTGTTTGGCGGGGCGGAAAACTTCCCATGCCTGCTTTTCGGTGCCGGCTCCGGCGTACACCTCGGCGCCGAATTCACCGTCAGCAGCGAACATGTACAGACCGATACCGGAGCCGATGATCGACTTGCCGTTCTTCCGCGGCACAGCGAAGTAGGCTTTGCGGTACCGGCGCCGATCGTCCTTCGTCTGCTTCCAACCAAAGAGTGTGCAGAACGCAAAGCACTGCCACGGCTGCAGGACAATGAGTTCGCGTTTGCGCGCCCATTTGCCTTTGGTATGCGGCATCAGCGACAGAAACTCGCAAACTTTATTTGCCGCCGCCTCATCGAAATAGTATTTTGCTTTCCGTTTCTTGGCCGCCTTTAGATCGTCCAGATGTCGCTTGCAGGCCAGCCTTACCCATTTGCATGCGACGATCTTTCGACCGGCCACAGCCTGCGCATATTCGAGCGCAATGCCGACAAAATCGGCGGACACGTCAAGCCCTGGTCTTCGCCACCAGAGCCAAGAATGGATTGGCAGCGACCACCTTCTTGGCGCTGACGCGAGAACGATCCGCAGGCGTCATACCAAGGGTCGCGAGCGCCGTTCGGATTTGTGCAACCTGGGCCATGGTCACGTCGGCATCGTCGATCAAGCGGAACCGGGCGACCAGCCGCGCTACCAATTCCACCGCCATTCGATCCGTGGCCTGCAAAACCGATGCAGGCAAAAGCCGCACCAGCTCATCCCATACAGCCGTTTGCGCGGCTGTGAAATATTCAGGCGCGACTGGATCGAATTCACCAGACTGAAAGTCCTCACGTTTGCGATCCGGATTTTGGGCGAACGCTCCCCGCGCTTCAAGAACTGCCGAAGGCGTGCGAGGTTTTGGCATTCAGAACTCCAAAGTTTGATTTGTGGACGTAAAAATAAAGCTGGACAGACGGTCTGGGTTGTGAATGACCCGAACAATGCCTATACCCTCCCCCTTGCGGCGGCTGCTTCGGCATCTGATTTGGCCTTGTGACACGGTTTGCATACACTTTGTAGGTTCGATTCAACATCCATCTGCGCCCTGGTCCACCCCATCGAAGCCGCCTTCGCTCTGCCTATAATGTGATCAACTTCACGCGCGACGTACTCGCAGGCATTGCCCTTGATGCGGCAGAGGCCACCATCCCTGCTCAATATCCGCTTGCGCAGCTGCTGCCATGCGTAATCAAGCCCGCGCTGCGCCGCCGTCTTGCCATTGTGTGATGCCGCCCAGCCGACCTTCAACTGCGCGTGCTTGGCGCAATACCCTGGCGAATCGATTAATGCGCCACAGGCTACCTTTCGGCAGATGGATTTAGGCCTCGCGACCATCACTCAAACCGAACATTGTTCATCGCGGCATCGAGGATATTTTCATTTTTCCCTGCCATATTACTCTGCGGGCCGAACAATCGCATGGTCATTACGCGACCGGCAGCACGATGTGATTGGCAGTCGCCGACACAGACGCGGCATTCAGGCCAGTCGCCTGCCACGACACATAGCCGTTGAGCGATACCTGCACGCCCTTGGTCTCGTCGTCAGCCAGCAGGTCGATCACAGCGGAAGCATTCGCGATGGCAGCAGCGCGGTCCTTCGAGTGCACGGGCTGCGCGCCCATCATCAGGTCGAACTGCTCGGCGACAGCCTGCTTGGCTGCGTCCTTGTTGGCGCCTTGGGCGGTGAAGTGGTAGGTCATGGTGCTCTCCGTTCGGGTGTTGGCTGTGGAATGTGCGGCGCCTCGACGTGCGCCAGCTTCATGCCGCGGTCGAGCACCATCACCTTGACGCCCTCGGGCAGCTTGGCCTGGAACAGGGCGATCAGCAGCATGCGCTCGTTGGCACTCATGTAGGCGTCGCTCATTACAGCGATGGTATCGCCTGCCTTGGCGGTGATGATCTGGGCGCGCTCGGCGGTAGGCTCGGGCGCTGAGCGCTTGGGGCGTGGCCGCATGGGCGGGTACTTCATGCCGGCAGACTCGGCGCCACAACGGCGGCAGCGCCAGGGCGCACCATATCCACCCATGACGCCGGGCGGCGATTCAAGCCAGCCCCTATCGTGGCCGATGATCGAGCAGACGAGGCGTGCCCAGTTCATGATGCGGTCAGAGCGCCGCGCTGAACGGCCCACTCCATGCCGATGATTGCGCACGCGTGCTGGACGTTCAGGGTGATGAGTTTGAGTTTCATTCTTCCACTTCCATATTCAGCGCGCGGCACACCACCACGTCGATGGGCTGGCCGTTCAGCAGATGTCCGTGCGCCTGTGGTGCGATGGCCAGGCGCTCGTCGGCAGCCAGGCGGGCGGCGATCGCATCAAGCTGCGCGGTGTCGTTGTGCACGACTGCGTTGACCAGCATGTCGCGCCAGGCATGCGCCCTCACTGCTTGGCTCGGCCTACGAAGTGCTGCTTGTCGAGGCGGATCAGGTGCTGCAGATTCACCAGTTGATGGAAGATGTGCGCCCAGCGGGCGGTGGCCGTAGCATTCACCTGATCGGCCCTGTGATCGTGATTGGCGACACAAGCACGGCATCGGCCGCCATGAAGCGGCTCGCCATCTCATAAAGCGAATCGGCCAGCATGCACCACACGTGCAGCAGCGGGACCTTTGGCGTCGCCATCGCGATCTCGCCCTCGTCGTCACCATCGAACCAGGCTGGCACGCCAAACAGCTTGCCCTCATGCGTCAGGCCAGCATCGCGCGCGGCGGCGGCCGTGATGTAGAGGTAGTTGAGCATGCAGCACCTTCGAATAAAAAGCCGCCAGAGGTTGGCGGAACGCGACGATTTGGTAATCGGCGCGGGAGACTGGTGCCGGTTTCCGTTCCGGCTTGCGCGGCCTTCCGCGCTCGGACTGCAATATTCGGTGGGCCGCCATTCGGTGATAAGGCGCGGCCCGTTCCTCACAAGGTCTTAGGCGTAAGCCGCGACCTTGAATTCTGCGTCGTTTGCATTTCTGCGGGTGCTTGATTAACGGTCATCGCCTACCGTGCCGCCATCGTCTGCTGCTGCGCGCTGTCGAAACCAGGTCAGGCCCATCAAAAGAAGTTGCTCGAATTTTTCGAATAACTGCTTTTGGTGGACCTGGAGGGAATCGAACCCTCGTCCAACACGCCATCACTTGGATGGGATTACGACAATTCTGGAGCAGGTTTGCGGAATCGAACCGCATCGATCACCTTGGAAGGGTGAGGCGCCACCTTGGCGTTACCTGCGAAACTGGTTGCCGCTATTTCCCGGCTGCCATTGGCATTTCTTCTTCACGAGGAGCCCGTACTGGTCCACCGCTTTCGCGGCCCCACGGCTTGTCTACGCCAAACCTCGCCTGCACTTTGTGGCGGCCGGGAACCCCCAACCCTACGCTACGACACGCGCTTAACCACACAGAGCGACCCGGGATTACAGGGGAGCGAATCGAACGCTCCTACCATTTCCTGAGATTTACCCTACGGCTGTCGCGACAGCTTTCAAGCGTCGGCCGACATTCACGGGCCGCTCTGTGTGGTCACTGGTTGCGCCAGTGAGGCGTGCCGGTTACAGCGTCCGGCGTCGTTCGGCGTGCATTGCTGCGCCCGACTGTGTTTTCTATTCCCCGCTCGGCGATGCTGGATGGCTTCTTCGTCCCGGCCTAGGCTATGTCCGGTCGCCATCCGTTGGCGAGTCTTTGCAATTAATTCGGTCGCGCCGCCCATAACACGCGCGCCAGATATTCGATGCACTCTTGCCCTAACCATGTACCAGCCAGCACAGCGACAGCTCCCAGCAACAGGACGGCACCGACAATGGCGAGCGCTTGGCGACCACTGACGCCGGGAGCAGTGCTGCATCGCGACTGGTACGGGCTGTCGTGGCTGATATCCTTGAGCGCATCGAGGGCGCAATCGGCAAGGCGCATGATGACCAGGTAGATGCACGCAAGGCCCGCGATGGCGCACGCCAGGATCGCAACGATGTGTGCTGGCGGGGTTTCGTGCATGGCGGGCCTTGGACGTAAAAAAGCCCGCAGACCTTTCGGAGCGGGCTTAGTACTGGTCTTTCCCAGTTGTCATCTGTTTGCGCAGAGATCGGGTGAGCCACCGCAGCTGCTTGTAGCCCAAATATTCTGTGGGGGCGGAGGGACTCGAACCCCCAGTGCTTTCGCGACGGTTTTCAAGACCGCTGTGTCTACCAATTTCACCACACCCTTAAGGTCGGTTTCGCCATAGCGAGACCAGCCAGTGACGACACTTTACCCGAACAAAAGACGCGTGGCAACATTCTTTTTCAGCAGGGCTTCGAGCGCGACGCGCGCCCGTTGCGCCTCCTCGATGTAGTCGAGCCGCGCGAAATTCCACACCTTCATGCTGGCGACGCCGAGTTGAATCCGGATGGCCCACTGGTCGGACCGCTGCAGGCTGCGGATCATCGCGTCAGTGGCCTCGGCGATCTCGTTGTCGCGTCGCATTTGCGAGGTATCGCCACTGCCGTATCCATCGCTATCGGCCTTCAATGTCGACTGCGACTTGACGCCCAAGTCGGTATCGTTGCGGCCCATCCACTCCTTCCAGCAGGCGAGACATTCGTCGGTGCCAGTCAGCGTGACGCGCTCGGCGACGGGGATCACGCGGCGCGGGCGGGCGGCCGCCATTGCGGCCAGTTCTTGTTTCGAATAGTTGCTCATGCGTGCAATGCTCCAGGTTTGTTAAGTTCCATCGATGTGGCTGCTAGTCAGGGTGTCGATGGAATCGTCAACACCCCCGAATCGGGGTTCTCCGTTGTCAGTGAACATGGATCTCTGGCACCGCGCCGCTGACGTTATCCGCCGCGGCAATCGTCACGCGGCTGGCTGTGACGCTCTCCGCCGGCATGACACGATCATTGGTCGCGCGCAGCCAATCCGTAATCGTTTCGTACATCGACCGAGAACGCGGCTCGGTAATTGGATCGAACATCTCGTGCATTGGAACTTGCGCTGGCGTGGGTCCGATGTATACATTGCACAGGTCGCCAATGCGGAAGGTCGCCGCGACTGGCTTGCTTACTCCCTGCGCCGCCAGGATGTCGCGATTCGCTTCGTAGATAGCGTCAATCGCCCCAATTACGGCCGCGTCCGAGAAACGCCGATGGCAGAAGACATGATCGGGACCGAAGCGCGCTAAGGCACCGTCAAGCCGGTGATACAGATTGTCCCGATAATCCGATTGCACATCGAAAAAGCTCTCGCGGAATCGGCCGACGATCGATTCGACCATTTCCGCGCCAGGCCCGTCCGGCCAAGCAACGTGGATAGATGACCCGTTTGCGTACTGATCACATCGGACGGCGAATTTAATGTCAGGGAACGACTCCTTCAAGGCCTTGCGAATCATCTTTGCGGTGTCGACAGTCGAGATTGAAATGATTTTGCTCATGGTTAAAATCCTTGGTTAGAAATTAGCCGGGGAATCGGCTGTTGCGACTTTTGACGACGGGCGCGTTCGGCGTGGCGCCGGTCCAACTGGAAAACCGACACGTCGGGCCATCGAAGTTGAGCGGGATATCGCCCAGGGAGCCGCTGCGGTGCTTCCGCACCAACACCTCGGCGAAGCCGCGTAGCTCACCGTTCTCGGGCTCGTACATCTCCGGACGGTGCACCAGCATCACAATGTCGGCATCCTGCTCGATCTCGCCGGAGTCGCGCAGGTCCGACAGCATCGGGCGGCGGTCGGGGCGGTCCTCGACCTTGCGATTGAGTTGGGCCAGCGCGATCACCACCACGCCAAGTTCCTTCGCCAGAGCCTTCAGGCCGCGCGAATATGAGCCGATCTGCTCGTGCCGCTTATCGCCGTCGCCACCGGTCATCAGGCCCAGGTAGTCCACGATGATGACGTCGAGCCCATGGCGCCGCTTCCATGCCTTCGCTTTTAGGCGCAGCTCCAGCAGCGAAATGGCGGCGGTGTCATCGATGGCGAACGACAAATCGCTGAGCACGATGGTGCCGTGGGTAACTCGATTCCAGGTATCGGTGTCGTTTTCGTTGATCTGCCCCATGAGCTGCGCCAAGTTGACGCGGCCGCGGTTGGCCAGGGCGCGCGCGGCGATTTCCTGACTTTCCATCTCCATGCTGAAGTTCAGCACGCTCACTGTGGATGACATGTTTAGGCCCATGTCGGTGGTCAGTGCGGTTTTCCCCATCGACGGGCGGCCGGCAACGATTACCAGATGGCCAGGGCGCACGCCGCCGTTGAGCAGTCGATCGATACCTTCAATGCCGGTCGAGATGGCCGACTGCAGGCCGCCGGCGCGCTGCGCAACCGACTCGATGAAATCGGACATCACGTCGCGAATCATCCGCGGCTCGTTGCGGACACGACGCTCGGCCAGCGAATTGACCATCGACTGTGTCTTGTCGAGGATCTCATCGGCGCCCTTGCCCTTGCGGTCTTGAACCATGTCCACCACGCAGCCACCAACGTGCAGGATTGCCCGCAGCAGCGCGTGCTCGATGACGAGAGCGCCGTGACGGCTGACGTGAGCGGAGCTAGGGACGCTTTGCACCATGTCGTTGAGGTACGGCGCCATCCCCTCGACGTATGGCCCGCCGGCGGCCTGTATGCCAGCCAGAACCGAGATCAGATCGTGCGACTTGCCCTCGCGCGCCAGTTTTGTGATGGTGCTGAAAATCTCCGTATGCTCAGCGCGGAAGAAATGCTTCGCCATGAGGTCGCCGACTTGGTCGAAAGATTCAGGGAATCGCATCAGCGCGCCTAGGACCGACTGCTCCGCCTCGTTCGAGTAGAGCGCCGCGCCGTAGTTATCGATATTGCTCATGGTGCCCTTTTGCTGTGCTGGCCACTGGTGGCATTCGTGTAGCCCTTGCGGCTGATGAGCCAGTCGAAGCCCACGCTCGGCGGAAAGTCGACGTTGGCGCCGGCCCATGCGAAGAAGCGGTCGATGAAGCCGGGCTTTTCGGAGAACGTGGTGAATGCCTTGATGGCGTCCGCACGCTCTGCCAGGAATGGGACGGTCTGCACATGGCCCAGGCGGTCACCCAGCGCGTCGTTGAACCTTCCGATCACCAGCAGCTCAGCGTCGGTGTACGCGGTCTGGATTTCGTCCTGCCAGCCTGCAGCGTTGAGCCAGGTGGCCGGGTGCGGAATAAATTTGCTATCCGTCCACTCGCCCGATGTCATGGCCCGCTCGATGCCGGCAAGGATCGCCGTCAGGAGCTGCTCGTCGGGGTTGATCTTGGCGAACGCTTTTTCGGCAGCCTGCCGGGAACGCTTGCGGGGATAGACGGCGTAGAACCGCTCGAAACGGTTTTGCAGTTCGGCTTTCGCATCCGTCGTAGCCCGGCCTGGTCGGCCTGCTGGGATTGCGATTTCCGAACCAGGCTCTCCAAGCGGAGCGCAAGATGTTTTCTTTTGGTGGTTGTCTTTTGGAAGGTTGTCTTTTGTGTGTACCGAATCGGTACTATCGACCTGTACCGATTCGGTACTACCCGTGTACTGAATCGGTACATGTACTAAATCGGTACACCCCTGTACCGAATCGGTACTATCAATCGTGCTTTTCATCTGATCGAGCCCAACCCATTTGCGGTAATTTTTTTGAATGCCGATAATCGAACCGAAGCGACCCGCGCGCTTTGTGATCACGTTGCGCAGCGCGAGCTGATTCAATGCCGCGGTGACGTGCGGCCTTGCGATACCGCACAGCTCGCCGATCTGCGTCGCAGAGATGTCGTCTTCCTTCTTGCCGTAGCCGTAGGTCTTCCGGATGATCGTCAGCACCACCGATTGTTCGCGGTGTGAGAGGTCGAAGCGCAGGATCGCCTCCAACAACTCATTGGCAATGCGGACGAATCCATCCTCGAGCTGCGGGCCAGCACTCATCGACCAAGCGGGCCCAGCCCGTGATACACGCCGCCAAGCCCACGCAGTTGACGATCATTGCGAATGGCCTGCTCGCGCAGCTGCTGCGCGCGGTTGAGGCGTTCAGCCTCGCCGTGGGCCTGCCCGCGCGTGCTGCAATCGCAGGCCACGGTGGGTACACTAAGGCCTGGGGTCGGATATGTGACCAGGAAGCGTCCTGCGGCCGTCGGGCCGCTCACCTGATGGCTCAGCATGACGGCTCCTCCTTGAAATATTTCCCTTGTTCGGCGAAGGCAGCCACGTAGCCGATACACCAACCCTCGACCTCCTCAATCGAAGCAAGGATATTGTCGAACCCGGCACCTTGAATTTCGAATCCCGCGTTCGTAATCTTGAAGCTAAATCCATTGTTGCGCATGAACTTTTTCACGCGCTTTATCTTGCGGTTTTGATCGCCTATACCCGCACTGACAGCTGAGAACTTCATCGGGACAAGATCACTCATTGGATGAAGTCTCCATTGCTGGCGGCATTAACTCGGACCGCCTTACGGCAGACTGTTTGAAGGCGTCGGCGCACGTTATAAGCCGTCTTTCTTGCTCGCTGGCGCGCTTCATACTCGGGCTTTGTCGCGGCGATGACGCCGGCGTGATCCGGATCGCGCGGATCCAGTCGACCATCGAGCGGCCCGAGCTTTGCCTCCGCACGGTTCAAGGCGCTGATGTAGATTCCATGCGTCTCGGTGACCGCTTCTTGGGCCTTGAAGTCCTGAACGGCAAGGACGGCAATCTCGATCAGCAGCGCGATCTGTGAGGCGGAGACGCGTGGGACTTCCGCATCGTTCGGCTTCTTTGATGTGACGGTCTTCATTGCGGCACTCCCTCTGGAGCGCTAATCAAGTCAACGCAATCAAACATCTCGCCGGGCCCGCCCATGCAAGTAATCGCATCACGAACCAGCGCCAGCACTTTGTCGCAAGCCGCCTGGTCCGGGCGCTGGATCAATGACAGAATCAGGTCGCCGTGCTGAAATCCCTTCGCGCGAGCTATGGAAGCGAGGTAGTCGAACAGCGGCAGATTGCCTGGCTCGGGGTGAGTGATGGACACCAGCGCCGCGGCTTGGAACATGCCCTCAGCCACCTCTTGCAGATCGTCCGGATGAATGACGAGACGTGACCGTCCCGCGCCGACTGGATGCCCAGCGGCGTGATTGGTAAGTTCCATGGAGCGCCCCGGTTAAGAAACGATCTTGCGCGCAGCCATCAAGCGCGCCACCAGAGCCTTAATGTCGGCCTCCGAATTACCTGCGATGCGGGCCGCGACGATAGCTTTTACCTCATGCTCGGGCCATCCGACACTGCGCGCGCTCAAGCGCACGCCCGTGGTCAGCAAGCCTGCTTTGATATGAAGGTACTGCGTGGAATTGGAAATGCCCATCGCGGCTCTGACAGCCGGCTTATGAAGTATGGGCGATGTAATTCTTTGAACGTGAGACATATGCAACTCCAAGTTGGAGAAGCCTAAGCGCACCAATACGCTCGATAACGCACAGCAACGATTTATCAAATGCTATGCGATGATCTAAAAGGTGCGCTATACTCGCCCGGTCCTCTGCACGAAGACGTTCGAGTTAGCTTCTAGTTAATTTGAATAGCGGTCCAGGGCGGGAACCCTGGACTGCGCCCCCCCACACCATCGAAAAACTGTTGCGAGTTACCTTAAGATAATCGCGTAAGCCCTTGTTTGGTTTGGGTTGGCTAGATTATATCCTGAGATTTACCGTCAAAACCGGGTGTTGGAAAGACTGGTTATGTCGGGCTCAGCAGTCATCGGAAAAAACCGGTCTAAATCGTCAAAAATCGGCGCTTTCCGCTGAAAAATTTTTTGTAACAGCGTCAAAGTATCGCACTTGACTGTGATTTTCGGCAGGTATCCAAGGCCCATTTCCTCACCTCGCTTGGCTCGTAAAGAGCTTGACTCTGCGTCCCGTCGGGGAATGTCCATTGAATGGGCCTAGGGAAGCCATCAATCTTCGTAACCCGTGCCACCGCGTCTTTTTTCTTCTGCAAATACTGGCCGACGTGTTTGAGCGTCCACAGGCGCTCCCCAACTGGTAAATCGTCTTCGTCGCCGCGGCCTTCCAACGCGTCGGCGACACGCGCCAGCAGCGCGACCATCTCAACTGCTGCTATTTCCTCACGACCGTTTTTCATATCCATAATGCCCTCATTATCTTTTTGCTAACACTACACAAAATCATAGCACGACGCACCAAACCGATCCACTAGGGCGCCGCGAAATTGCTAAGATTGCCGGCCTGTCAGCTCACAATCCGTAGCGCCGGCGATTCCCGCCGCGGATTCGACTGTGACTTCGTAATCGAATGCCTGAGGATCAGATCGCGAGCTCGATCATCCATGGCGTGCCACGCCCGCAGCAATGCTGACTCTGGCGTGGAGAGGTCGGGCGCCGGCGCCGCTGCCTTGGCCCTCCATATGCTGTGCCCCTCCTCCACGCCCGCGTACCAGGCGTCGGCCGCAGTGCTCCCCGCCGCGTGGCGACAGTGAATCGGCGCGCCAAGGATGCGATACTCGAGCGCAGCCGCGCAGCCCTCGCGATATTCGACGCTGCGTGGCGCCCGGCCAGGGAAGAAAGCCAGGTCGAGTAGGCGGTCGATCTTGAGATAACCCGACACTGCGATGGCATCGTTGCGATTACTCATGGCCGACTCCAGCGTCTAACTTAGCCCGTTCGCCTCGTGTTGCCGCATCATCGAATCGGGCCTGCGCTACGTCCAAAAACTCTTCTGCTTCCGCACCAATGATTCCCGAAACGGTGATCGCTAAGCGCATCAAAGTGCCAGTATAAAAGGCATTCAACATTGGCACGTCTGGCACGGCGCCCTCTTTCACGGGGTCCTGGTTACGGCAGTGCTCTTGCTCAAGCTCACTGGCCTCGATCAATTTCAGGCAGGTCTGCACGCCGTACCCTAAATCTTTCATACGGGCTGCGAATCTAGCACCTGCATCCCCAAGCAAATCGTCAGAAAGCCATGAGAATTCTTCGAAGTCCTGAGTCCGCGCCGGGCGCACACCGGCGCTCATTTCGACGCTCCCGATACCGCTGCGAAGCGGACCTGATCAATCAATTGGAGCAGCTCGGACGCCGACTGTTGCGCCATCCAGAGGAGGCTATTTTGCAGCCCGCCATTAAGATCGGCGAATCGAGATTGCCCTTCGCCACTGGCCATCACAAAGAAGGCCTCCAACTCTTTGGCTTTCATGCTCGCATGATCTTGTGCGGCCGTTACATCGTTGAGATGTAACGTGCCGTACGGTGTTGAAACGGTAATATTTTGTTGACGCGCCGCAGCGGTGATGCTATCTTCGTGCTTACTCATTTGAGACCTCAAATTTTAAATGCAGTGATCCAAGCGGCCCGGAATGTCTTCACCATTCCTGTGGCCACAACCCCTGGTTCCGCCAGGCCGGTTGATGCTGACGCCGAGGGGCAGCCTGCCAGCTGCCCCTTGCTACGTCAGGTTCCTTTATTCATTCGTTGTCTGGCTATGCCTCCCTCGTATGGTGTGCGGCGATCGCGCGTGCACGAAACTCTTTCAGCTGCTGAACAATCTCGCTGTTCAACGACCTCCCGTTATCAACTGCGGCCGCCTCCAGCCAGTCGCGAAGATCCTGCGGCATACGTAGTGGGAAGGCTGGAATTTGTGCAGTCATGACGTTTTAGCTCATCAGTTGTTTGACCTCAATATAGAATCATTGTGACTCTGAGTCAAGCAGACTCTTTGCCCGGCGATCTTTGGTAGTGCAGAATCGTCAGATGACAAAGATTCCACAGCCGACACCCTTCCCTCTCCGGATGCCCGAAGAGCTGCGAACGCGAGTTGAACAGCTTGCGAAGGCAAACGGCCGAAGTACGAACGCTGAAATTGTGGCAGCCTTGGATGCGGCAACGGATGGAACGTCAGGCTTGACCGGGGTCCCAGTCGAGGCGCTACTCAAGGCGGTGGCGGATCGCATGGGCGCGGCTGTCCAGATCAACGTGACGTCGGCCGCAGCGCCAGTTCCGGCGGCGCCGAAATCGAAAAGGAAAAAGGCGTCACCGTGAATATGACCGTGGCCGACGTCGACATGGTGGCGACACTGGTCGCGACGATCGAGAAGAATGCGCGTGCCGCGGCGGCGAAGGCAGCAGCGAAGACGCACCCGCTTACCTGGGTGAAGCTGGATAGGTACGTGGAACTGTCCGGCGATTCTGTCGACGCGGTGCAGTCCCGGCGCCGCGTAGGCAAATGGATCGATGGCTTGCAATGTAAAATTGTGGACGGTCGGCTGTGGATCAATCTGCCGGCTGTCGAAGAATGGATCGAAAAATGGGATGCTAGCTCGCCCTCCCTGGCAACGCTCGCATCTGCGCGTAAAGCATCGAAATCGACGTGACGAGCGGTCCAATTGCCGCCGCCATCGAACTGCACCTCCAGATCGCCGGCGAATTAATAGCCGCGACGCGACAGGCTGACGGCCTGCCAATATTAGGAAACGCGGAGGTTATAGCGAGACTGGATCTGATATTGGCGAAGCTCGAAACGGCCGCGGTGCCATTGGCGGATCAGCTGTGGACCCTCACTGAAATCGCTCACTATTTTCGACGCCACGTGGTGACAGTGCGCGAATCGATGGCGTGCCGGCCAGATTTTCCGGCTGCGATATCGCTGCCAGGTCGCGGAGGAGGACGGGGGAAGCTGCTTTACAGGGCCGGGGAGATAGTCGAATGGGCGGCGAGTTATCAGGAACAAAGATGATGATTACCGCGGAAGAAGTCGCCGAGATGCTGGGCATCAGCCGCGGCGCCGTGTACGACTTGGCCGCGCCGAAAGGTCCGATCCCATGTGTGAGGCTGGGCCGTCGCTTAATTCGGTTCAAGGTTGCTGACGTCCAGGCGCACATCGTGGCGTGTACGCAGTCGCAGGCGGCGCCGAAGTTCAGCATGAAGCTTTCGCGGACGCCGGTGAAAGTGACCGTATCGAATCCGCTGAATTGCTTCGAGCGCTTGGGGGTCAAAGTGAAACCGAGGTTGAAGCCGAAGCTGATGCGATGATGTTGCTCAATAATGATAGGCTGTCCTCCACGCAGGCAGTAGAACGGAGATGAAATGGACGACGATAAAAAAATTGCAGTCATGCCCACGTGTAAATATGGCCATGGCGCTCTTGAACTAGCCGCTGGGCCCGATCCAGTGAGATGGGCATATAACGATGCTGCTGGCCGGGGCTGGAGCTTTACCGGAAACTTGTTCCTCTGTAGCCGTTGCGGATACACTGAGTTTTTTGACGACACTTATTCGCAACTTAACCGCCTAGGGGAGCGTGCATGAGCTTACACCGCCTCCCGCCTGGGCGATCCAGGCCGACCGAAACTAACGTTGACGAATCGACTGAAACGCCACATGATCCTCAAATGACTGACCTAACCCGCCAACAAGTGACAGATCTGCTCGCCGCATCCGAAGCGAAGGGCGAAGCGCGCACGGCAAGATTTGAGCTAGACATCAAGTCAGGCTTTGCGGACTTGCGAACTGAATTTGCGCAAGTGCGCACAGAGATGGCCAACGACCGAGCAGCTGCATCTAAACAGAGCAACGAGTCGCAAAAGTGGGTCGTTACCGCGGTTTTTGCAATGATTTCAATCGCGGTCACGATCCTTGCGACTATGATCAACTACACCAAAGGCGATAAGGCGAACACGTCTGTCGCTGCAGCGCCTGCGCCGATCATCATCACGTTGCCTGGGGGCGCGGTGCCAGATCCACCGAAGGGGGTGTCGCCTGGCGCCCCTGCTCCGCCAAAGTAATGTCTTGCTTAAGTTCCGTTAGAGGCGAGCCTCGCGCGGACTTTTTTCGCCTGCCGAAACGGGCGATCTGACGGATAAATTTTTGCGTCCATGGGTGCGTCCATAACTCCGATTTTTCGCGGTTCTTCGCTTTGCTATTCGATTCCGGTTCCGGGCACCACAAGAATCAATGAGTTAAAGCAGTTTGCGCCCTACAAACTGCCCTGCCAGAGTTCCGCAATTCTGGCCGAGTTCCGCAAATCCATTATTTAAGCCTCGGAAATTCAGCGAAACAAGGTTGGCCTTCGACCGCTAAGGGCAAGCCATCGAGCACCATGCCTTGCGCGATGCCCATGCTTCCGAGCACTTGCTGTAGCTGGTCAGTAGGCAGCACAAACGGGCAAGACGCCTCACTTCCCACACCCGGCTACGGGAATGCCCCCGGTAGCGGCGGCGGCGTCGTTCGCAAAATTCAACGGCCCCGGCATTTTGATCACGCGGGTCGTTGCGAAACGTGGCGATCGGCAGTCCGTTGGAGTTCGCGAAGGCGGCCGCGTACTTTGCTACTGTGGCGCTTTCACCAATAGCCCATACCATTGCGGCGGAAGGCGGCCAGCGCCAAGCAGCCCAACGACGTCAGTGCCCAATCACACATGGGCTCATCTTTAGGCGAGGCATGCGCCGGGCTCACGCGGTCCGCGGCTAAGGAAGCACTGAACAATTGACGATTTCAGCAGTATCCGGAATTTTGGCAGAAGCGGCATCACCGAAAAAACGAGATGCGTTTTTTCTGGCCGTTTCAGCCGTTTTCGAAGCAAATTTGCAGTATTCCTTGCGCCTTTCGGCGCTCAGGACGCTCTTCGGGTTTCAGTGATCTTAAAACGCCTGCCGGCCAGCACCAGATTGGCGAAGCCGAACAGGGTGAACAACTGGGCGGTGTTCTTTGCCAACCCGCGATATCGAGTCTTCCGATGGCGGAACAGGTTCTTGATGACATGAAATGGATGCTCGACTTTTGCACGCACGCTTGCTTTGAGATGTTCAAGCTTTTCGGTCATTCGGCCGAGCTTGTTCTTCGGCAGCGCCTTGCGTTTGGCGCGCTTCATGGCCACGTGCCAGGTCACCGATTTGCCGATGTTCGCGGCGCGCTTTTCGACACCCTGATAACCGGCGTCGCCAAACGCTGCCACTTCCTCCCCGTGCAGCAGCGCGTGTGCTTGCGTCACGTCCGAGACATTGCCAGCGGTGCCCACGACGGTATGCACCAGGCCCGACGCGGCGTCCACGCCGATATGGGCTTTCATCCCAAAGTGCCAGTCGTTGCCCTTCTTCGATTGGTGCATTTCCGGGTCGCGCTCACCGTCCTTGTTCTTGGTCGACGGTGGCGCGGCAATCAAGGTCGCGTCAACGATGGTCCCTTCGCGCATCATCAATCCCTTAGCCGCCAGATGCGCGTTGATCGCTTCAAAAATCTTCTGCGTCAGCCCCTTCGCTTCGAGCAAGTGGCGGAACTTGAGCAGCGTCGTCGCGTCCGGTGCGCTCTCGCGATTGAGGTCGATGCCGACAAATGCCCGGATTGCCTGGCTATCGTAAATAGCATCTTCAATGCCCTCATCGGACAGGCCAAAACACTGTTGGGCCACGTACATGCGCAGCATGCGCGCCAGGCCGATTGGCGGACGCCCAGGACCGCTCACCTTCGGGTAGTGCGGTTCGATCAGCTTATGCAGGTTGCCCCATGGCGTCGCGACATCAATCTCAGCGAGGAAGCGGTCGCGGCGCGTCAGCTTCTTCTTGGCGGCGTACTCAAGGTCTGAAAAGCTCTTTTGCATGATCGATTACAGTGCAGTGAAAGTACCGATATTGTCTCAGGTCTGGCTGCGGCCTGAACGGGTTGTGCTTGAATAAATCAGTGCTTCCTTAGCAATTGCGCGGCTAGCCAAAAGACTTTAGATATTCGCCTTGGCTCGAATGGTAGAATATCGTGATCTTACACCGCTAGAAATATATTATAACGATTCCGCCAAAGATATAGCCCGAAGACTTGATTGATGCAGATGGCCGCGATAACTGTGGGAAATGGTATGAACAAATTTAGGTTTACCGTGACCGTAAATAGCATAGAGCGCGAACTGTTTTCGCTTCGGGAATGGAAGGGCACAGATGTGATGTTGGTGTCAAAAACACCAAAATTATTTGAATTCGCAACAAATGATATGAGGCCGTTTAAAAATCAGCACTACTCTGTGCATTTTTCAAATGAACTTACTACCATGATCACACAAAAGACAGAGCTAGTGGACGGCACAAGTATATCCGTCGCCGCACTAATCGAAGACGTCAACGAGCATTTGTTCTGGCCAATTCATGCACGACGATTGAACGCTTTTGAGGGTGACGATAGGGCTTTAAAACCACCCAAGTCGAAGGAATCGATTGTAAATATAGGCACTCTTGATCAGAACCAAGCGATGCTAATGTACTCATTGTTCGTGGCGAGATCAGGGTTCGACTACGCCGTTCTTGAAAATCCATTTTCCACAGTGTATGCGGTAAATTTTTCAAAGTTCCAGATAATATTTATTTATGGCTACATAAATTTACCCGCGTACTCCGATGGCGATATCACTGCAATAATGACAAGTACTGCACAAGTTAACGGTGTACGCGTTGGCACGGAGTTTAAAACGGCACGAACATCGGCAAAGACAGATTTGATCGGCGTTCACTGGAAACTAATGCATAGCTTGGCTGATAAATTTTTAGAAAGAATTGTTGCCGAAGATTCGGATTGGCGCGTATCTACAGTCGTAAAAATGTTTTATAAAACTTTTCTAAAGTTTAAGAAACACCCCTCCATCTCGCACTTTTGATTGACTATACCGACCGCGCGAAAAATAGCACCCTGCAGTGTGAATGCAAGTGACGGCAAAAATAGGCCCCTGTCGGTGTCGGGGCTCCAATTCCAACACGAACTCAGCTGTACACCGTGCGCATTGGCGCCCAATTCGTCTAAAGATGAGCCTGTGGGTGGTTCTGCCCAACGGGGTGAGTTCTGCCCAACGGGGTCAGTGAGTCTGCCCAACGGGGTCAGTGCCCACATTCACAAACGGGCTCATCTTTAGACGAAGCATGCACCCGGCGCACGCGGTTTGTGGCTTAGTCCGTGTTCGAATGTCCCACTGTCAATCACACACGGGCTCATCTTTAGACGAAACATGCGCCGCGCGCACGCGGTCTACGGCTTAGTCCGTGTTGGAATGTAGGCACTGACCCCGACTGGCGCCCATACGATTGACCATCTGCAAACCGAAAATTTTGTTTCCGAACGAGAATAAACCTCCCTTCGGAAGCAATCATGGGATCAGCAATTTACGATGGCAATTTCATGGATTTGAAGAAGCACAATCCGTTCGGTGATGGTGAATGCGCCGCGATGCCGCAAGCGCTGACGAACGTCGGGCACACAAGCAAATGGCGCCCTGGCCTACGGGTGATGGATTTGGTCTACCTTCAGCCCGGAACCGTGATCGCCAATTTTAAATTCATGCCGGGATTTTTGAGGCGGTTTCCTAACGAACACGGCTACCACGCCTCGCTTTTTGTGGAGTTCGCGCCCAAGTCGATGTCGACCGGCGAGCCGCTTGGGATTGTGGTCATTGATCAATGGAGCGGTCGCATGGTATTGCCGAGAACCATCATCGCCTATACGGAAGAGCAGGCAAGGAAACGCCGCGTCTATCCATCGGATAACGCCAATGAATTTTATGTGGTGATGTCTTGAAGGCGATTATAGTCAGCCTATTGATTTGCGCCAGCGCGCAGGCGCAGGTATTCCATTGCCCGGCGCTGTATCCACAGGCGACGCACGCTTTGGTCGGGGATGCTTATACTTTCGCTACTCCGTCCAGGTTGAACCGCGGCGGGGTCTACTTTGGCGACCTCGGCAGCGACGGCGAAATGCACGGCGATCGCAGATCCACTAAGGACGCGATCGACGTCACGTATGGGCTTCCTGCCACGACGAAGAAATGGTTCGTTTGCGAGTATGGAGAGTCAAGCATCACCATGTGGACGGCGATCAATGATAAGGCGACGACGTGTACCTTGCAGCAGCGCCGCCGCGGCGACGAGGTCACCGTCAAGGCGGAGTGCAAATAATCAGCAGCACCCGCCACCACAGCCTCAATTTCGCCCTCGTATTTCGTCGGTATGCAGTGTCTGCTACCAATGCCTTTCCGGCCACCTTACGCCCCTTCCAGCTGCATCAAGTCGAAAACGTGACGTAGTAGTTACTGTCGAAAAACTTTACAAAAATAACCATTTTTCCGCTGACACGCTGCCAAGTCATTGATACGTATGGCAACAGCTTCCGGGCACGCTTGTTGCTTAATAGATAATTCTTCCATTTCCTGAATGTCTACACATGTCCATCTCCAAAATTGTCGCAACTGCCCTTTTAACCGTTGCGGCAACCAGCGCGTTCGCCGGCCCGACTCTCAACTTCGACCGGTCGCATGAAGGCGCACTGATCGAGAACTTTTATAACGGCGGCACGGATAGCTTCGGCAATCGAGGCGGCGACTATGGGGTGACGTTTGTTGGAGGTGTCGTGCACTATAAAAACGGATTGAGCTATCTGACCGGCGTGACAAGGGTCGTCATTGCGGGTGGTGTCGAGCTTGGCGTATCCCTCAACTTCAGCACTCTTCAAGCCCCGTATACCGCCGGCGGATCACCAATCAATCCGGGTCAAAATGACTTCTACGTCTACGTTGCCGATGAGACTGGAAAAAGCATTGATTCCTTCTTCTTCCCAGATACGACGTCCCCCTTCTGCACTGCTTACACTGGTCAGTACTGCTTCTTCGACAGCGCAGTTCTTGGAGTCGACGATTCGCAACGTTTAGGCAGTTTCAGCTTTGACCCGCGTGCCGCACTCGACACAATTACGCTCGGAATTCGCATCCGCCCACCGAGCGAATTTGCGAATGTGCCTGAACCAACCACCATCAGCGTATTAGCACTTGGTCTGCTGGGCCTTGCAGGCTTGCGCCGTAAATCATCGACCTGATTCCCGGATGGCATCACCTGTCCGTCGCGCGTGTCCGAGGACGCCGAACCCAACGGGGTCGGCGTCCACGAACACAAATGGGCTTATCTTTATGCGCGGCATGTCCCGGACGCGCCCGCCGACCGGCCTGCGTGAAGTGCCGAACACGAAAGCTGACCGCGGTGATGATCTACGACCGATTAATTAAGTTGCAGGGTAGCGGGGCAGAACATCAGCTATATCGAATCCAAAAGCGTCATTTTCGATATTAAAAATGTCGGAAAATCTTACACAAATTCTATTTAACATTGCATAAGAGACCTAAGCTATTGATATTATTGACACTCGTTTCCTGGCATGATTTGTGCATAAGCATAACTTCCAAGCAAAAGTCAGACGGCGTTTGCATTAGTGTCGGAAGTTAACAATCAGCCAGGGACGAGTAAATGAATTTGGTTAAAAGTTTGAAAAATGTGGCAATCGCCGCCCTCCTGTTCTCGGCAGGCGTAGCCCACTCTGCTGTATACCAGTATCAGTTGACGGGTGACTATACTGCCAGTTGGCAGCTGAACTCCGCCACCAAGCCCAATGTCAACATGGCCGACACGTATTTCGGCTTGTATGATGTTAAAGGGAATTTCCCCGGCTCCGCGCAGAATCTTGCCGACTTGTACTTCTACAACGGCGAACAGCTTGGCGGCCTGGAGATCTCTGATTTTTCCGCCCAACTCGATCTCCTGATGACCGAGGGTCCGCAACTGTATTCGGGATCAGAAAACAATCCGACCTTCCTTCTGGGAACCTTCAATCTCACAGATTTGAATGGCAGCGGCACTTACGTGCTCACCGTGACCGACCTGGATGCCACGCCACCAGGCACCGTGCCAGAACCAGCGACCGCCGCCATGCTGATCGCCGGTCTGGGCCTGTTGGCAGCGTCGAGAAAGCGCTTCAAAGCCTAAGCCAGTCAGCACAATACAAAGGCACCCTCGGGTGCCTTTTGCTTTTATCGGCCTGCTAAACCGAGCAAATAGCGCAGGTGAAAAGCTGCTCGACGTTGCGCACCAAGGCCGGACCCTGCTACGCGGAATCCGCCCTAGCTTCGGCGCGCCGCCTCGATCCCTGCCACATCGATTTTGCGCATCCCCATCATCGCTGTGAACGCCCGCTTGGCCGCCGCCGGATCAGGATCGGTGATGGCATTGGTCAGCGCGCGCGGGATGATTTGCCACGACAGCCCCCATTTGTCCTTGCACCAGCCGCACTGGCTCTCCTGTCCGCCATTGCCAACGATGGCGTCCCACAGACGGTCGGTTTCAGCCTGGTCGTCGGTGGCGACCTGGAAGGAAAACGCTTCGCTGTGTGAAAACGTGGGGCCGCCGTTCAAGCCCAGGCAGGCAATGCCCATCACGG